ATACTCTTGGTACTGCCCTAAAGTTATCTCGTTAAGTGTTGTTGGTATAGTTAAATTAACTTTCATACTAATATATAAACGTTTTCAAATTATTTTAGAACAAGGTACAAAAAAACCCCTACATTTCTGTAAGGGTAATATAATTGTTTAGTTATTTATTATGCTCCTGTATATGTGTAGTTGTTATTTTCCTTTAGTTCTTGACCTTTCCAAGTTTGATAAAGGTAGTTTGTTTTTTTAACTCTAAAACTATCGCCAATTATTTTAGTTGGGTTTGGTGTTACTCCATTATTATAATTGTGCTTATCAATTTGAACTAATGTGTAAAAAGATTGAGTTTCTTTAACCAACTCGTAAAATTTAACTGTTGTTCTGTTGTATCCCGTTTCTGTGTAAAAAATCATTGACATAATTGTTATTGTTTTTGTTCTCTACAAATATACAACATTATTTTAGTTATAAACAAATAATAAACAAAAAACTTACGAAAACTTTACGAAAACTTTTACTCAACAGATTAGTGGACTGCGTATTTACCTCTATTTGGATTTTGTAATTGATAGCCTACTGCATACCTAACTGCATCTATTAAGTGATTGTACTTGTCTATTGGTGTGTTGCTCTTGCGTTCTAACCAGCAGTAGTTGTTTAGTTCTTTAATTAGGTTTGTACTGTCTGGGCTTACAACAAGGTCATAGTCTTGTAATAGGCTTATGCCATACGTTACACTACCTTGCCCTTTAATACTTGGCTTTACGTTACAATGTCTTTTAAGTTCTGTTATTAGTCTTGGCTCTGCACTATCAGCTACAATTAAACCATCCTTTGCGTGTTTCTGGTTTAACTCCGCTATTTGTGATGTTGTTAGTCTTGGTAAGTAAAAGCACTCTTTTAAATATATTGTCTTTGTGCTTGTGTTTATGTTTACCTCAACAAGTGTACTTGGGTCTGCTGCAAATCCGTAATCTTGTCCCCACACACTTACGCTATATCTTTTAAACTCGCCTATTGTCCAGTTGCTGAATATAACCCCCTCTGCTTTGTTTAACCACGCACCTAACATTTGTTGTTTATACTTCTCTGGTCTACGTTCACGCATCTGTGCTATTTGGTCTATATAGCTTTTAGATAAGTTATCTATGTTGTCTATGTATGTGGTGTGTATGTAGGTTGTGTTGTCTTTGGTTATATTGCTTCCCTCTTGTACCCCTCTGTCCTCAAAGAAACGCTTGTATATAAAATGCTCTTTTGTTGTTGGGTTTAGTATTAGTATAACTCTGTTCTGTAAGCCTTTCTCCCTTACGGATAAATCTATGGTGTCAAACTTCTGCTCGTCTGTTAGTTCTTCTGCTTCATCTACTACCCAAGTAGTAATACCTTGTAAGGATTTAAGGTTTGCTGTTTGGTCGCCACTTGAAGTCTTTATACCTCTGAATATTATTTTGCTACCAGTCTTTTTGTTTAGTATCTCGTCTTTAGTTATGTGGAAGTGTTCTATTGAGCCAAACTGTTCTAACTTGTCTATAAACTCTGGTATAATAGATATATATGCAGATGTTAATGTATAGCGTGTGAATAGTATTGTATGCCCTTGTTCGTAAGTAAGCATAACCAAAAGGGCGTTTACTGAAAATGACTTTCCAGAACCACGCCCACCACTAACTATGTAGTACCTACTGTCGCTTTGTACAATAGGCATATATTTCTTTTTTACCTTAATCAACGAATTTAATTAAATCTCTAAAATTGATGTTTAAGCCCTCCGATGAGTTAATGTCTACACTTTCCTTTGGTTTACCATAACGATAGCTTAAATACAGTTGTACTGCTCTCATATCGCCTTTAGCTACTAACTCCCCTAACTTACCTAATGCTTCGTCTTTGTCTATTATAGCATCTAACCGCTCTATTAGTTTCTGCTCTTGTGCTTTTGGTTTTCTACCAGCGCCTTGTCTTGCGCCACCATTATTTTTTCTTTTATCCATAATTGAAATAGATTGTTTATTCAATAATATATAAACAGAATTACTTTTTTTTACATCAGTATTTCTTCTATCTGTTCTATTTGCTTTTCTGTAGCCTTTGGTATCTGTTCCATAACGTATAATCTATTATCGCCTATTAGGGCTTTGTACATTAGTTCTAATTCTGTATTATACCTTTTGTGTTGCTCGTAGGTGTTTAAGCTATGTATTATTGAAGCGTGTGTTGTTTTGTAGTTGTTCTTTTCGTATTCTCTTACTATTTCCATAAGTCGCATCTTGCTAATCTTATATAGGTAGTAGTTTGCTACGCTTCGCATTTCTATTACATCTCTACGTCTTGTTTGTTCAAAGATGTCTATGTTTGTTGTTTGTTTAATTGTATCTCTTACTGTTTGTAGTTTCATATCTAATCTATTTTAGTAAATTCTGCTGTTTGGGTTTCGTTTATTTCTTCTTTGTTGTTAAAGTATTGGTCTACTAATGCGTCTATCATTACTAACTCGTCTATGGTGGCTGTTTTTATTTTGTGTATCAGTCCATCTATTTTGTTTAGTACGTTTATGCACATCTCTGGGTTGTTGTGGTATACTGTATTAAACCCCTCTTGGTACACTTGTTCTAATATCTGGTTTGTCTTACCTACTTGATACTTTACGTTTTGTTTAAACGCTTTACTGCCTTTTAGGTCATCGTTAGCCTCTAATAGTAATTGGCTTATTAGCACACACTTTAAATAGTTAAGGTGCTTGTCGCTTATTACTTGTTCTTCTCTATCCATTTCTCTTGTTCGTTTCTTATGTATTCTATTTCTCGCTTTAGGTAGTCTGCTGCTTTCTCAAGGTCTTTTAGTTCGTTGTCTTTCTTTCCAGCTCTACAAACGTACTTAATTATATTGCCTCTATTGAAGTTGAGGTTGTAGTCTTTTATAAAGTCTATCACATCGTAGCCTTTTCCGTTTTCATAGTGTAAGTATGTTGCTCTCATATTATAGCGTTGTCTAATTGTTGTATAAGGTGTCGTATCTCACTACGTTCAAACTTGCCATTTATCTCTGCGTTGTACGTCTTAAACGATAGGTGGTACATATCCTTTTCTGTATCTCCTTTTTTTTCTTTCTTTCCTAAATACTCAATCTTTAAATCTAATTTCATTTTTTATAATTCTCCAGTTAAACAATAGTTATCTAAATCTGCACCCTCTATAAAGAATTGATTATATAGGTGTAGTGCTTTTTCTACTTTTTCTTCGCCTTGAAAGTAAAATTCTTCCGAGCAGTTAAATATACCAATATCCAAGCTACCCTTGTCTAATGCCAAGAAATAAAACTCTTTGTGTGTCTTACCAAATAGATTACAATATAAGTAGCATTGTACATCATATCCGTACTTTTTAGCTGACCAAGCAAAGTCTTTTATGTTTGTAGTGGTTTTAAGGTCTACTATCCTATTAGTGGCTAATACGTCTGCCTTGCCTCTAAATGGCATATCTAATACGTTGTCAATAGCTGGTATCTCAAACTCTGCTTTAGTTATTAGTTCCTTTGCGTGTTCGTTTCTGTAGAACGCATCTACAAGCCTCTCTGCTTCACTTCTTTCCTTTGCGGTATACACAGACCCAAACTCCTCTTTAGCCTCTCTAAACTTCTTTGTGTTTCTACTTTGTACCTCTACAAACTTTTGTGCCTCAAATTTTTCTGGCTCAAGGATTGCCCAATGAAACAAAGCACCAGCTCTCAATGCCGCGCTTTCGCCACTACCATACTTCAAACTAAAGTTATATGTCTTTGGGCTTGATAGAAGCTGTTTAAGGCTACTACTACTTAAAGCAAGAGTATTTAGTTCCCCATAGTAAAAGGTGTCATCTTCCATACGTTTAAGCAGTTCTGCTCTGTCGTAGTATTTACCATCTAATAGTTTTATCTTATCCATATTATTCAAGGTCATAGTTTTTACAATCTTCCGAGCAGTATGTCTGTCCGTTTGTTTCTGTGTCGCAAGTTCTACAATTGCTTACAGCATCTGGTTCGTCTATATAGTGCATTTGATATTTGTTTAAATCGTCTTTTAATTGTGTTATTTCTTCTTGTTGTTTTTGTATCAGTTCGTTCTTCTGTTGTCTAATTAGCTGCACTCTTTTATGTAATACCTCAACCTCTGTACGCAAACCATTTACAAATGTACCTATTTCATTCATAGCTTTAACGCTGTTGCGTAAGTCTTTGTTTAATGGCTTGGCATCTTTCCACTCCATTATCTTATCGGCTAACCAATTAAACCACAGATTATATGCTTGCTTTTGTAGTAAATCCATTAGCTACCATATCCAATCATAAACCCTAAACAAAACGTAAGGAAGGCAAGTAATAAAATAGATGCCATTACTACCAGCTGCCTTTGCTCTGCTTTTTTAAGTTCTTTTAATTCTAACTCTTTTTCGGTTAATACCTCAATTCTGTTTTTGCGTGTTTGGATATGTAATCCAGTCTTTGTCTTTTTCATTGTTATTGTATGTTATAAATTATACTTCTTATATATAGTTCTCTATCCTCTAAACGTTTCTTCATACGTTCAGTAACCCCTTCCATTTTATTAAGGTGGTGTAGCGTGGCTTCTATTTGCTCTAACTCTTTTTTTAAGTCTTGTAACTGTGTCATAATATAAGGGGGTTTTTACACCCCCCTCTTTTTTTTATAATTGTCTCTCACTTACATAAAGATTGTACCCATCACACGCTTTTTTAAGTTTTTCATAAAGGTCATAACCATTTGAATTTGTTGAAGTTTTATAAAAAATCCACCCATAATATCCATCTTTCTTCATTCCTAATTTTTTGTACTCTCTCCAATTTAAGCCACTACCTCTTACACATATAAAGTTAGGGTCTAAATATTCTTCTTTGTGATTTGCTTTAATTTCTTCTAATTTGTTTTTTAAGTTTTGGTAATCTTTTAAAGTTTTCATAATGTTTTGTTTTTGTTATTGTTTGATACAAATATACAACATAATAAACGTTATAAACAAATTATTAACTAACTTTTTTACGAAAACTTTACGAAAACTTTTATCCTACTTCTTAAAACTGTTTAAATTAATTACTAATGCTTGTGCTTCGTCAAGCAAGTAACAAGGCTTTAATAGTTTCTTTTTAGTCCATAGCGTTGTGTCTGGGCAGTACATATCTTTCTTCTTCAAGTCTGTTAGGTTGTTTAGCCAATACATATAATTTCCTTTAGGGTCATTAACAAAGTATAGGGCTATCTTACCAGTTTCTATTAGCTTGTCGTACTTGTACACCTCTAACATTTTTTCTTTGTAGTATTTGTTTCTGAACTTCATTTCAATTACTACTTCTGCTCTCTTTCCATTTTTTTCTGGTGCATAGCCTATTGCATCGTAATGCTCAAAGCCATCGCCAGTATGTGTTAAGTTCCATCCATCTAAATTTAAAAGCATTATTACAGCTTGTTCCCACTTGTGTACATTTTTTATCATTTATTGTATAGTCTGTCAATATCGGCTATCCATCGTTTTAGTTCTTTAGGTCGGCAACTGCAAATCTCATAATAAGCGTGATTAAAATACTTTGCGTGTAGCTTACATAATAGCTTGTATTGTGGTTGTGTTAGTTTGCTTGTAACCTCTGCCTTGAATTGTTCCCATTGTTTTCTGTGTTCTATTTCCATAAGTCTAAATCTATATCAGTCCACTCATTTAGTTTGCGCTGTCTTTCATCGCATCCGCAATCTTCTCCCCATATTTTTTTTACTACCCAACGTATGCCAGTATAGTAAGTAATGTAATATACTAAATCTCCTAATTTCATAGCTGTTTTAATTCTAAATGTTTTATATCGTTATATCTATACTTTACTAAAATATCTTTTTTACCCCATTTTTTTCTTGTGTAGAATTTATTGTATTCCGTTTTAGTTTCAGTATACTCCTTTGTGTTTTGTTTTATATAATTTAATAAGTCTAATCTTTTATATACACTAAATATATTAAGTTCTTTAATAAACATAGCAATATAAAAAGCATCTCCTTGCAACCATCCCTTATTACCATTTACGTTTAACACTTCAAGCCAAATAGTTTCTAAATGCCTATTACCCTTCACATCAACCCCATAACCATTTACATAGCAATCAATATGTTTATACCAATCATCTTTTTGTGTGGCTTTTTTATAACTCATACCTAATGACAAAACCTTATCTTTAAATAATTCTTCATAGTAGTCGCCATCCTTTTGGCATTGAGTATATCTTTTATCGCTAACCTTTAAACTCATAGCTGTTCTTTTATGTGTTTCTTTGCGTTTGTGTATGTGTTGTAAAGTGAGTAATAACTTATACCAGTTTCTCTACTTAACGCTGCTACGCTTTTACCACTTGCGCATATCTCAAATACTTTTCTATCGTACCAGTATAGGTCATCTAATATGCCATCTATTTGGTCTTTACGTTTTGCGTATTCTACTTCGTCTATCCCTAAATCTTCTGCTTGTTTTAGTTCGTCTATTTCTTCTATGTATTCTTTTATTTGCCTTGCTTCCTTTTTGTGGGTGTTTAAGTATATGCCTCTTAAGACTTTCCAACAGTAGTAAATATTAACATCGTTATTATGCCATAGGTCTAACCCTTTATCTACATCTTGTATCAGTTGTATGTACATTTCTTGTACAATGTCCTCTGCGGTGCTTTTGTTACAGCCAAAGGCATACACTACCCTTAACCAATCTTGGTGTCTTAAATAGGCTATTTCAACAAGGCTTTTTTTCATTCTAAAATTTTCTTTTTTGGCACTACAAAATATTCTAATGGGTCGTATATTTCGCCCACTACAAATGGCAGTCCAAATTCGTTTATACTAAAGCTAAAAGTTTCAAAAGGAAAACCCCTTGAACGTCTACACATTACTGTAACCCAATCCTTGTTTGTTGTATTTAATTCTAACTCTATAACAGTTTCCGCCTTTTTTTCAAGGAAGCTACCAAGATGTCCAGTTCCTAATTTTTGACTACCATAGTTCTGGTGCATAACAACCATTATGTGTGTATTATAGCGTGTTGATAGTTGCATAAGTTTAGCTACCATCTCGTTACAAGATTTAAGGTCGTTTACATCTGCGACTAAATCTGCTGCGCCATCTATAAAAACTACACCAGTTTCTTTTCCGTTTTCTTTATTTTGTTCTAATGACCATTCTATAAACTCTAATCTTTGTGTATAGCTTAATGTTCTTAAGGCATAGGTTTGATAGCATCCTACATCTTTTATGTTAGCCATTTGCTCTGCTCTCTTAAAGCATCGTGCAGCGTGAAAATGTCCTTGCTCTGTATCATAGTGCATTAAGCATTTACCCTCTCTGTGTCCTTTTAATTTACCACCAAAGTTATTACCACCACTTAAATATACTGATGCAAGTAGTGATACAAAAAATGATTTTTTGCTTTTAGGCGGTGCTGTAATATAGCTTATGTTTCCGTATGTGGCTAAACCAATAGGGTATGTTAATTGTCCACCCTTTGTTTGTATTGTCTTTTCTCCTAAACTCAAAGCGGTTGGTGGGTACTCAATATCCATAGAAGTGTCTATTGTACACTCCTCTTTTATTAGTTCCATCAACATTTGTTGTGTAGTTTGTTCTTCTGTCATTTCTTTTGTTAGTTATTGTTTTGCTTAAAGGTATAAAAAAAGGGGGTAAAAACCCCCCTTGATTATGAAAAAAATTAAAATGGCAGTCCATCTGCCTCTGCTGGGTGTTCTTGTACAGCTTCTTGTACTTCCTTTACAGCGTTCACAATACTGCCGTTATTCCATACAACTCGACCATTTGATAAATAGGTTTTTGGTTTTTTTGCTTCTCTTTCCTCTTGTGTCTGGCTAACATAAACACCAACGTTATTTCCGTATCGTGTTTCGTCATTTACTGACATTGTAAGGTTTACATATACCGCTCCATCTTTCCCAGCGATAAACTTCTCTTTTGGTAGCTTTGCTACGTTTAAACTAAAATTAATTAATGCACTCATATTTATTTATTTATAGGGTTTTATATTCTGTTTTTTGTTTTTTAAAACTTTCACTTTCATCTTCGCCAAATACACCGAGTTCATAAAAGCCAGTTAGTTTTAATACTGCTCTACTCATTGCTCGTTTCTCTGCCATCTCGGCAACGTACCAGCTGTTGGTGTTACCATCCTTGTAGCCTTCGCCTTTTAGCGCACTACCAAAGGTTTGTATGCTTTTACCATCTTTTTCTGCAAGTGCTTTAAATACTGCATAATTAGGCTCGCATCTTATTACTTCATAATTAACAGTCATTTGCTCTAGTGCCATAATTCTATCTATGCCTTGTCTAGTGATGATTGTGTAATGCTGATGCTTAAAAAAGTCATCTTTAGTTAGGTTATACTTTTTGTACAACTCTGTTAGTTTTTCCTTGTTCATTGTATTAATTTATTATTTTTATTATATCCTCTAAACTATATTCATCTTCAAAGATAGAATTATATTCCTCTTTAGAAATGTCTTTATATGCTTCTTTTTCTTCTATAGGATTAAATGTAACTCGAGTGTATATAGGTTCATTCGATTTTTCATAAAAATAAAAATCATCTAAATAAGCATTACTTACAAAACCTATTACTTCTCTATCAAATTCATCATATTCAAGTTTAAAAACTACTTTTAATCCTATTAAATCTTTTAATTTAGTTATTGTCATTGTTCTTTGTTTAAAATTTCTACTTCTATTATCGCTTCAAGGTATTGTACTCTACCTTCTAAAGCCTCTATCCTTGCATTTAGATAGTCTATTGTCGTTGGGGTTGCTGCTCTTTTCACGTCCTCGTAATGTGTCATAATTATTCTGTAAAATAATCAAAAGGGTTGTTTAAATAGCCACAAAAAATACGCAAGTCCATAACGCTGCCATATTTTAAATCGCTTACAAAAACTTTTTCTTCAAGTTCTTCATAAAGCTGTGCAACTAAATCTGGGTACTCTAAATTAGCTACACTTAATTTGTCTTTGTACACTGGGTGTAATCTTTCTAATAGTGTCATTTGTTATTGTTTTTGTTATTGTTTTACTTTTTCTATATCTGTTATGTAATGTTCTGTAAGTACGTGGTGTTCTGCATCTACATCACTACTTAAATCCCATTCTACGTCGTTAGTTGGTAAAACACCATTTTTTAAATAATACTTATAATCTTCTTTTGAAATCTCTACTTCTTTTGTGATTTCGTAAGTTAGTGTTTCTGTTAATGTTACTGATACTTTCATAATTGTTTTTGTTATTGTTGGTGTAAATATACAAACAAATATTTTATATAAACAAATTATAAACAACTTTTTTTTAAATTATTTTTATTCTTATCTGTAAACCACAAAAAAACCACCTTATTATAGGTGGCTTAATTGACTGCTAAACAGTTGAAAACAATAACAAGACATTGGTTAGTCTATTCAAAGATACACATTATTAGCGTTATATAAGCAAGGTTTATTGCGAAGTTATTAACTAAAAGTTTTGTTTGTCTTTTAGTTCTTGTAGTTTAGTCTTGTATTGGTTAAATATTTCTTGCCATTCTGGGTCTGTAAGTTTTAGTACCCCTTTAGACTTTTGTAGTAGTTCTTGTGATAGTTCTTGTCCCAAAGCTATACTATACTCATACTGACGTCCATATTCAAATCTATTACACTTTCTGCATTGAGCGTGTACGTTCCTTTCGTCGTACCTTGTGATTAAGTGTTGTCTACCAATGAAGTGTCCAGCATCTGTTTCTGTAAAGTGTACCTTTTTACCACAGCTTACACAATTACAATAACCAGTATTGTTATCTGCATCTCTACGTCTTATAAACTCGTGAAAAGGTTTATCAATCTTATTCTTCCAATACTTTAAAGTCTTTTTTTTTGCCATTTGTTTTCAAATTTGAATACACTACAGATATCTTATATTTATTATTAATGTTTTTTATCTATTTATTTAGAAATATATTTATATCTATATATTTAGAAAACAGTTTTTTATAATAAATGGTACAAA